TTAAGGCGCTGTGAACGACAGGCCGTTGGGTAAGAACTGCGCCGCAACCATCCAAACCACCGCACCTATCAACCCCAACGACAGATGGCCAACGACGATCCCTATGGCGATCTGTTTCCAGAGCCCGGCGTACTTGTTGGACGAGGTAGCGGCGGTGCGGTAGGGCGTTTCGCGTTCGGCGCGGATGTTGTCGAAGTCATCTCTCATGGCGGTACTCGATGCTGTTTGGCTAAACGGCAGGCACAAAAAAAGGGTTCAGCTTTCGCTGAACCCTTTCTTGAATATGGTGGCTACGCAGGGACTTGAACCCCGGACCCCAGCATTATGAATCGCTTGTTTAGCAACCCGTAACTCCTCAGTCCCCCATGAAACCGAGCGGATAGCTTACAAGGTCACTCACTATCCCATAGCGCTCCGGAGCCAGCGCCCTGTGTAGTCACCGCCATTTATGAGATCTCAGCGACGTTTAGCTTGCCGTATACAAATTCGAAAAAGTCGTGCGCGATTTGGCGCTTCTCTTCTTCATTCGCGTCTGACCATCGATGATGGTCGGCGTTGAGATCCTCTCGCCAACGATGCGCCAGATCCTGGGTTTCCTTAGAGATGACACCATGTTCAAACAAAGCATCAATCTTTTCGCTAAACTGAACATTAGAGATACCCGCAGTAATAATCTGCTTTGCGAATCGATGATCAATTTCGTATTCAAGGAATATCCTAAGACTACCATCATCAGGCGAGGGCCCTTGCTGGTCTATAAACGCCATTATCTCCGCCCTTCTTTTCTCATGCTCATTTCGGCAGAAAGCGTCTATATCGCCACAATCTAGTACAGAGTCCTTACCCTTGTTCGCTATCTGGCAAAAAGCTAGGTCTTTATTTCGCTTATACTTACCAAGAATATCAACCACCGCCGAATCAAAGTGACTTAGGACAATTACTTGCCTCGCGATAGCGGCAACATTAATCAGCTCACGATGAACTGTATGCCTCCTATTAATATCAAAGGAAGTTACCGGATCATCAAAAACTATGACTGATCTTCGCAATTCCTGCTCATCCTGATGAATTATAGAAGTCCAAAAAACAGCCAGCGCTAATGCCCGCCTATCGGACTCACTAAAAATCCTATCAATGTTTGATTCCGAAACCTCCTTTCCTCGAAAACTAACTTTCAGATGATATACAGGAACATGACCAGACTTATTTATAGCCTTAGTTAGCTGAAAATCTCTACTCCCAAACTTTTTGAAATTTTCATTTAAGCCTCTAAAAAAGCTATCCAAGTATTCACTTTGCTCTTTCTGGAGCTCCAGAATCAATTCTGGTATTTCTTTCTCAAGGATGGAAATTTCGGAATCCAGCTGCTCAAGCTCCTTGCATTGCTCATCTTTCTCAATTCGCTTGACTTTAAGTCTTTGCAGCTCCCCAACATTCTTCAGGTCCTGCAGCTCCTTTTGATAATCTGTTACCCTCAAAGATTCTTTAATAGATCCATACAGCAGATTAAGCTCCAGCCCCGCAGCATTGTACTCTTCTACCGCACCATTATAGTTATCCACCATCAATATCAAAGCCTCGCAACACACCTTGCTAACGGCACGCTGTGGTGACTCTGACTTGGCTTTAACCGCAACCTCCAAAGCCGACCCAAAGTTATCAAACTCGTCACAAGCCAATTCTTTCAACTCTCGAATGTCATATTCGAGCGCTTCAATACGCTTATACAAATCGCTAAGCTCTTCCCTTGCCAGGTCACCATAAATAAGCGAGAGCTTAGAGTTCTCTGAAAGACAAGCGACAACATTCGTCGATGGCCGGGAATTTAGAACCAGCTGACGATGCTTTTCTAAATCACCTAAGGTCTCATTACGGAATGTGTCAAACGACGCATCAAAGCTTTTTCTATACTGCTCTAATAAATGGAGTGCATTTTCGTCAAGCGATTGCCCGCAAAACTGACAGTCCTCTCCGTTATTTTGAGCTAACCCCTGTCTGATCCACGCTTCGGCCTTATCTTTAGACTTAAAGCATCTTTCTATATGAGCCTCAAGATGTCGCTTCGCCTCTAAGTTTTCCGTTACGAACGTGGCTTGCAGTGCTTCATTAATATTTGCAAGCGAAGGACGGACATCCGTAACCTTTTCAACCTTAACAAACAAAGGGCGCGCCAAAATTGACTGTAAAGCTTGCTGCTGTGAGCTTTTTTTTACCCACTCCCCTCTTAAACGATCAAGCTCCTGCTCAAGTTCGGCAATAGGCTTGTCCACCGGCAAAGCTAAAAAGTTCTTTATATCTACAACGCCAGAGAAAGCGTCTTTCGTCAGACGCGCTCTCGCCCTAACAAGCTCTCCTTTTAACCTATTCTTCCCAGCAATAACATTTGCCCGATCTACTCCAGCCCTACCTAAAACAAACGCACTAAACTGCTCTTTAGTCGCACGTGTAAACTCTCTCGAAGCGAACAAGTTCTGATGATAGAAATCTTCATCATAGATATGAAGATTAAAAATCTCCTGGATGTTGTGTGACCATCGATCATCCCTATACAACACGACCGTCTCTTTATCTCCCACCTGGAAACCCAGCCTAACTTCTTGGGAGACTTGATCTTCCGGTATAGACAATCGCTTCTTGATGAGCGTCCCGTCGTTATTCTTTAAGCTCTTTAAGATATCAGTGAGCGTAGATTTTCCGTATGTATTAAGACCGTGAATCACTGTTATTTGGCGGAGCTCCACCGCGCCCGAATTACAGTTTCTAAACTTACCTACGTTTTGTATTTTGCTTATGCGCTTTAACATTGCGAAGCCTGCCTTCCCAAGTTCTGCCGCTCATCACAATTCGTTGAGTACTTACTAAAATCACGCAAGTTGTAAAAGCTTTTTCTTGAGTATTTTTTTATCTACTTCGCCATTAACAAAATGCATTTTTTTATGGCAATTCGGGCACAGCGCAACAGTATTCTCGACCGTATCTGCCCCTCCATTTGCGAGCCACTCAATATGGTGTGTCTCGAGATAGGGGCTGCCATCTGGTCTATTGAATGGTGCAGGTGCCTGGCACAACTCGCACCTCCCTTTCGCTCGTCGCTTGGCGTTCTCCGCCACCCAGGGCGAGCGTTGGTAGACCGTAACGCTAGCATTGCGCTTACCAACGATGGCTTGCCCTTGCTTCTTCGCCAAAGCCTCGACCTCAGCGTCGCTCAGATAACGGGCTTGTTTCTCTTTGACCTGGTCCAGTGCTTTGAGGGTGGTTTCCGGTATTGCTGGTGCATAACCCGACTTCAAGCGCAGCGGGAAAATCCACACGGCGCGCTCTTGCCCATCTGAATCCGGTTGTCGCTCCTGATAGGGGACGGCCGCCAGAACAACTTCACCAATATATGTGTATACCCGCTTGGTAAACACCTCGAACAAATGAACCGAAACACCATTGGTGGGCGACTCGTTCAGTGTCTTGTTCTGGTGGAATTCGAGCGATTGAGGACCTCGCTGTCCCATGCCGGTGTAGTGCAGCACGTTATCGATCCAGCGATCGTCATAAACCGACTCAACGTGATTCGAAACGATCACCAGCGTATTAGTCCGCGTCGATCGACGCATACCGCCCTGGGGACTGCACAGAAACGTCGCGGTTAGTTCGTCGTTGTTCAGTGTTGAGCCCGGTTTTGGCGCAGTGAAGTTATCCATACTTCCGGATGATCTCCTCAGCAATTGGAATGTCCGCAGGTGCCAGCTCATAGCCCAGCAGGTCTGCAGGGGCCACCCACTCGGCTCTGTCATGCACATGCAAAGTGAGCACGGCCGACCGAAGCGAGACGGTCACAGCAATCAGCTCAATCGTCCCGCCTGGATAGGTGAATACAGATGTGGTGAGGATCTCGCTAGCGTCGGATTCGACGCCAAGCTCTTCGCGCAGCTCGCGAATAATGCAGCTCTGAGGAGATTCTCCGGATTCGAGCTTGCCTCCGGGAAACTCCCACATTCCAGCCAGCTTCTCGCCTGGTGCCCGGCGAGTGATGAGGATATTTCCGTCCCGGTAAACAACCGCTGCGGCCACCTGGTTTGCCATCCCCTACTCCTTTACCCATTCCTTCGGGCATACCAACGCCTAGCTACTTCCTGTGTGATCGCTATCCCGCGTTTTGATCGGTCAAGTTTCGGTTGGCCTCGTCGTACTCGGGGCTAGTCTGGCCAATCTCCGGCGCGACCTCGCCGCTGACCATCCACCAGCGATACGACGGATACAACGCACCTAGGGCCTCTATCTCGTCGGTGCTAATCCGAACGTCTTTGTTGTAGAGCACTGTTCTCCAGCGATTCGAGCCGATCGGAGTCTCTCGCACGAGGCGATCCATTCCAGCCATAGAGGCAACTGTTCTAACGCGCTCGTTTATCGTGCCCATTTCTTCTAAGTATTTTGTTCAAATAGTTTGAATTTCTGAACAGCGCTTCATATGCTTTGTTCAAATATTTTGACTCAAGTATCTGAGTCGAATGCTTGGACGAGTATAGGGCAAAAGCTATGGAACAGTCTGGTGTAGTGGGGTTAACCATCGAAGGCCAAGCCGAACGGATCGTCAGCTTCCGCGAAGCGCCGTTCTGCACGCAGCTTGTGCTGGCTGAAATGATGGGCGTCGAGCAGATCACCGAAGACGTGGTACGCGGCTGGGTGGAAACCTACACCCTCCCGACCGTGAAGATCGGCCGCCGCCGCGTCATCAACCTGCATCGCATCCGCCGCGACATCGAGCGAGGCAAGTCGGTGTTCTGCCAGGGGGATTACGCCGATGAATGAGGCCATCGACCATGAGCGCCTACAACCGGCTTCCCCATGCGCTGGACTGCGACTGCTCTGTCTGCTGGTCCCGGCGCGAAATGGCAAAACCCGCTCGCTCCCAGTCCACACCCTGCGCCCAATGCCGCCCCGCCTATGCGCGGCCGACTCGCACGCTGCAAATGGGCCGCTTCGGTGGGATCTGGAAGCCTCTGCTTTCGGAATGGAAGGTGGAACCGGCCTTTATCTGCGAGAAGCACACGCCACCCGCCCGACCGCCGAAGTACTGGAGCGTTGTGCTCGACACCGGCCGGCCAACGCCCTACGTCCCGATTCACGAACCGTTCGAGCTGGTGGGGTGATGGTATGACGGTCTCTTTCCGCCTCGGTCGCTACCTCGTCGCCTTGTTATGGCATTGGGCGTCTCCCGCGATCATCGGTTTCGCTTTTGGCTCGGTGATGACCACCTTCCAGGCTGTCGAGGTACTGGAGGCGGCTGATGACTACTTCTACAAGGCGTTGACCCAGGTGGTTCGGCAGTGCGCTGTTACCGACACATCGACCGACAGTGAAGCCGAACAGGTCAGGGGCCGCGCTCCCGGCTCGTCGGATCACGCTTCACCGATCCGGCGAACGGAAGCACGGGCGGAGCGCACCCTTGACCCTGCACGAACAGGAACAGCCTCCGCTCGGGAGGGCGGGGAACGCTTTACTCCCCGCGCTCCTGAGCCCTCGGCGGCGAGAGTGGGATGACAAGGGCAAAGCCCTTGGTGTTAACCAACTAGAGAACACGCACAACGCGACCTTTTAACCGGTAGGCCAAGTAACAGATCACCTCGGCGAACTTGCGAGTTCACCGGTTCGGGATCGCTCGGCCTACAGAAAGCAAAGCCGCGCAATAAAGCGCAACCAGAGAGAGGAAACACAAATGGCACGTTCGATCATGGAAGTTGCATTTCTCAGCGCTGAGAAAGTCGAGTTCGACAACGTAAAGCTGGTGAAGCTGTTTGTCGGTGACGAGCCGGACGGCAAGCGCGACCTGGGCATTTCCATCCTGTCGATGAATGTCTCCGAAGAGGCCCTGGACGAAGTGTGGGCCGCCTGCGAAGGCCTCGATGTGCTGGAGCCGATCCGCGTCACCACTGAGATCGAGCGCGGGTCCAAGAACACCGGCAAGTTCATCGTCCTGCACGTCGAGCCGGTGAAAGCCGCCGCCGCTCAAGCCGCCAAGCCGACCCAGCCGGCCACTCACCAGACCGCTAAGCCTTCCGGCACTCAGCCGGAGCCAGCTAAAGCCAACTAAGGGGAGGGGCGGCCATGTTGATCAGTGACCGAGTGATCTGCGACTGCTGCGGTAACGACATGGGCAAGCTCATGGCGTTGCCTGCCCCGCAAAGCGATCTGCTGCCGGACCTCAACCTGCCGCCCCATTTCGCCGTCTGCCCCGACTGCGAACCGCTCGAACAAGCCGCCGACCTCCTCGAGGCCGGTGCATGAATTTCCTCGCCTGTGACGGTGACTGGCTGCAAGGCGCTGATGGCTCGCCCATCTGCTCCGGGCCGCTGGTGGCCCTCACGGTCGAGGAAATGCAGAGCCTCTACGGCGCTGCACTGTCCTGGGAACAGGTCACCGAGCTACAGGGCGAAGCGATCGTGTTGTTCGCCACCGTGTTCGGCTTCCTGGTCCTGAAAAAAGTCCTGAAACAGTGAGGTATCACCCATGCAACACATCAAGACCCTGCGTCGCTCCCTGGGCGCCGCTGCTGCAACCGGCCTGCTGGCCGTTCAACAGGCCTACGCCGCTGTCCCGCCCGAAGCTACCGGCGCACTCGATGAGGCCGGTACCGACGTTGGCACCATCGGCTGGGCCGTGTTCGCCGTGATCATCGCGGCCATGGCGTTCAAGTACATGCGCCGCGCGCTGTAACCGGAAACCGCGCACTGCATGTGCCGAAGCAAACAAACCCCGCTCCGGCGGGGTTTTCTCTTCCAGGGAAACGCCAATGAGCTACGAACTGTACGTCCTGATCCTTTCCACCCTGGCGTTTTACCTCGTGTTTTTTGGGCGGGTGTGAAATGCCAGTTTATTTCGTGAGGCTGTGTTCGATTCTTTTGCTGCTGGCTGTCACTGAGAGTGCCTTTGCTCAAGTCTACGAATGGCGGGGCACCTACAACGGCAATATTTATTCTGGTGCGAGTCCTAACGAAGTCTGCCTGCAAATTCCCTGGGCTAATAACTATGTCCATGAGTCGCTGACGAAGCGATCCGAAACCCAGTTCGATTGCGTCTCCCGTCGCGCGTCTGATGGTTACACCGCGCGGGTTGGCATCACTCGTTTTGGCGATTCCTGCCCTGCTGATACTCAATACAACTCTGAAACCGGTGAATGCCTCCCGTCCGAAGAAGATGCATGCATCTCAACGGTTGGCCAGGTCGTTGACCATGAATACAACGGCGGCCCGGTAGATCGTCCGGGGCCTCCTGATGCGCCGCCTGCGACTATTTGCGAGAGCAAATGCCAGTACAGCCGCACTAATGTTGTCAGAGGCTGTTCGCGCTTTCTCGAAGGCGACAACCTCACCGATGTGTTTTGCACTGTCGAGTACAAGGGCACGGGCAACTCCTGCACGTCGGACAATCCGGCGCCCGGCAGTCCTTTTGATCAGCCACCCAGCAAGCCTCCATCAAAAGCTGATCCTGCCTTTGCAAAGGACAGCAAATGTGGCGATTGGGAAACCCAAGCTGACGGCACGCAAACACGCTCATGCTCTTCAACCGAGGAAAGCAAACAGCCGGGCAAGGTTGACTGCAGCGGTAATCAGTGCAAAGCCGGTGTCCCGCCTCCCGATTACAGCAAAACCGATGTAAAGCAGGACATCGAAAAGAAGACCAATCCCGACGGGTCGACTACCACCAAAACCGATACCACCACCGACAAGACCAGTTGCAAGGGCGTGAAGCCCTGCACGTCCACCAGCAAAACCGAAACCTCTACCAGCGAGGAAGACGCCGACGGCAAACCCGGTGATTCGAACTACGAATGCACCGGGACCGGTTGCGATAAAGAGGGTGGATCGGAAGAAGAAGGCGAAGAAGGGCCGGAACGTGAAGCTTCGGTCGGCACCTGCGATGCGGGCTTTTCATGCAGTGGCGATGCCATCGACTGCGAAATCCTGCGTCAGCAAAAAGAACAGCTCTGCCTTGCGCAAGAGATGACCGATTTCGAGAAGCACAAGCCTGGAATCGAGGCGGCAGTCACCGGTGACAAGTTTGAACTGAATGAAGGTAACGGCGTTATCGACGTTCCATCGTTCGTTAATCAGGGCACGCGCTTTCTACCCTCCACTTGCCCGGCTGCTGAGAAGTTCAGCTTGACCATGGCCGGTGGGCGCTCCTTTGAAATCAGCTATGAGCCGCTATGCCGTGCCGCCAGTGATCTGAGCGGTTTATTCGTGGCTGTCGCCACCGTGCTTGCCGCGCTCTACGTCGGTCGCTCCGTAGGAGGTCAGTAATGCAGTTCCTGTTCATTGTTCAGATGCTCGTCATCGTCCTTGGTCCGCTGGTGAAAATGGTGCTGAAAATGATCGGCTTCGGCTTCGTCACCTATATGGGCTTCAACCTGATCATTGGCCAAGCCCAGGACTACCTGTTCGGCCTGATGGGTGAAGTGGGGCCGGTGATCCAAGGCATTCTCGGACTCGCCAAGTTCGATGTGGTGGTGAACCTGTATTTCGCGGCGATCTCCACGCGCTTCATCCTGGCCGGGATCGACAAGGCCACCGACCGCAAACGTAATCAGGTCTGGCACAAGCCGGGCGGCACCTCCATCGAAGCCTAAGGAGGCGCCATGCTCGTTATCCGCACCGGCAAACCCGGCCACGGCAAGACCCTGAACACCATCCGCGAAGTGGACCAGAAAGCCCATGGCGAAGGCCGGGTGGTCTACTACCACAACATCAACGGCCCCAAGCCCGAGCAACTGCAAGCGCAGTGGTTCGAATTCGAAGACCCGGAAAAGTGGTTCGAGCTTCCCAGCGATGCGGTCATCGTCGTGGACGAGGCACAAGGCTGGTTTGGCGCAAGAGATCCGCGCGCCCGTCCGCCTGAGCACATCACCCGCTTCGAGACCATGCGTCACCAGGGCCACGAAGTGCATCTGGTCACGCAAGATCCGCGCTATCTGGATGTGCACCTGCGCCGCCTGTGCAACAGCCACATTCACTACTGGCGGGTGTTCAAGTCCGCTCAACTGCTGCGGTTCGAATCTGAAGTGGTGGTGGAAAAGGTCGAGGTCAAAACCAGCTTCAAGGACGCCGATAAGAAATCGCTGCGTCTGGATAAGCGCTACTTCGGCGCCTATACCAGCACCAACGCCAAGCACCACTTCCAGACCAAAGTGCCGACCAAGTTCATCTTGGCGATGTGCGTAATCGTCGGCGCTGGCATCCTCGTCTACCGCGCCTATGAGCGCTACAACGCGGAGAAGGTCGCGCCGGTCGCCAATGGCGCGCCGACCGGGAGCATGGTTGATCAGGTCCGTGACACGGTAGGCGCGTTTATCCGCCCCGCGGGGGATGGCCAATCGGCTGCGCCCGAAACGGTCACCACCTATATCGGGCGTCGAGTGCCTAGGGTGCCGCAAATACCGGCCTCAGCGCCTATCTACGATGAACTAACCCGGCCTGTCTCGTTTCCTCGGCTCTACTGCATGTCCAGCACTGATCCCGACACCTACGCACGGGAGTTCGGGCGTATGGCGCATGCGGTGGTGAATGGTGTCCCTACCGTGTGCCAGTGCTACACGCAGCAGAGCACTCGCATAGAAACGGACTTCGCCTTCTGCAATCGGGTGGTTGAGTACGGCTTTTTCGATCCGACCATTCCCGACCGCTCTGGCAGCTCCCAGCGCCAAGACGCTCAAAGCACCCCGCGACCCTCTCAGCCAGCCTCACAGCCGGTGGTTGCTCAGCCATCGAGTGGCGGCGGCTTGACGGTCGTTCCGTACCAAAAGGGGCAATTCCTGTGGTGATGACCGTCAGCGTGTCCGTGGCACGCACGGCGAGGCACGAGCCGGCGTGCAAGCGCGCGCTGACGTTCCTGTAACACGTCAGATAAACCCTAGTGAGCAACCAGAGTAATCCAGAGTAAAGGGGAAAACGGAATGGCGAATAAGGACTTCAAACGAATCGACATCCTGACTGGCTTGGAAGATTGTCACAGCCGACTGTTTGTTGATTCGGGTACCGCTCGGATAGTCGATCTATCTAGCGTTCGGCTACTCCGTTGTGGTGTCGATACGGTTCGTCAGCTCTATCGTGGATTGATCCGCCCGGAAATCATGGCGCTGTTTGAGAAACCGGGCGCGATGGTCGAGTTCGCCGGGGAGTTCTGGCACTCCGGTCGGGTAGGGCGGGACTCTGGCTATCAGTACAAGCTCCAGAACGCCGACCTCGGTTTCATCCTGCTTATCAAGAATTTCAACGCCAAGCTGGAAAACATCGGGCCTCATCTGAAGATCGAAGTGTCACCGCACGCCATCGACGCGCTATCTCCGGAGCGGCTGCAAGAGCGTATGGACTACTACGCCGCAGCCGTGATGACGCACCGCGAACGCAACCAATGCGCCGTTCACCTCGCACTGGATCTGCAAGGTTGGAAACCTCCGGCGGATCTGGTGGCTCGCCTGCATTGCCGAGCTCGGACGCACCGGGATATCTCGGGCATCAACGAAATTCTTTGGGCAACCAAGTCGAGCGTTTACGGACGGGGCGAAACGTCCATGTTCGGTTCGGCAAGTGGCGTCCAGCTCTGTATCTACAACAAGACCGAGCAGGCTCGTGCGACCGATAAGCTCGATTTTTGGGAAAGTGTCTGGCGTCGTCGTGATTCATTCGATGCAACCGATCCAGATAACTACGATCCCGAAGCCGATGTGTGGCGTGTAGAGCTTCGCTATCACCATTCGGTTATCCAGCAGTTCGCCAGCGGATCTATTGACGCGAAGTCTGGTAAAGCTATCGAGACGGATTCCTTTGCAGCCTTCGCTGGCCATCTGGATGGTCTCTGGCGCTACGGTCTTGGCCAGTTCAAATTGCTCGCGCGTCCTGGCTACTTCGAGCCGATCTGGACCCTCATGCGTGACGACATACGGGTCGATGTGTCGGTTGATTCCCTGGTGGATGAAACCGAGTACAAGCGTTACTACAAAACCTCGCGGGGCTTCTCCGGCAAGAACGTGGAACTGTTCCTGGGAAACTTCGTAAGCCTGCTGGCACGGGAGCGAGTGGGCGCTAAGCAAGCCTTTGACCGTCTGCGAGAGTGGGAATGCTGGCCTGTCATTCGCGACCATTACGCCTCGAAGGATATGAGCGAGCGCGATCTGTACAAGCACATCAAGAACCTGCTGCAAGAGCGTCATGTTCGGTGGGGGCGTGCCGTATGACGGCAAGGAAGGACGGAAAGACCTGGACTGCTGACTTCTATGAGAATGGAAGAGCAGGGCGGAGAATCCGAAAGAAAGGCTTTCTGACAAAAGCGGCTGCGCAACGCTATGAAACCGAGTTCTTCAACAGTCTGAAAGAAACCGGGCGCCCGTTGGATGATCGGCTATCGGATCTGATCAAGCTCTGGCACCAGCTGCACGGTTGTACGCTCAAGGACGAGAAGACCCGCTTGGCTAGAACCTTGGCGATCGCAGAACGGCTAGGCGATCCTCTCGCCACTGAATTCGACGCGTTGGCTTGGGCGCGCTATCGCCAGCAGCGTTTGAAGGTCGCTTCGCCGCATACGGTTAACCATGAACAGCGCTACCTGTCGGCAGTGTTTTCGGAGCTGCTACGGCTTGGCGCGTGGGTAGGTAAAAATCCACTCGGCAGCATCCGCCAGATCAAGACAGACCAAGTCGAACTGACATTCCTCTCCTTGCCGCAGATCCGCCAGCTACTCGAAGAGTGCAAGCGATCCACCAACAACCATACCTATCCCGTTGCGCTACTTTGTTTGGCCACGGGTGCTCGATGGGATGAGGCCGAAACGCTCGCGCGATCCGCGATCTACGGTGGTAAGGCGCACTTTCACCGGACCAAGAACCGTCAGTCCAGATCGGTGCCGATACCGAAGGACGTTGAAGAGCTGGCATTGAAGCTGGGCATGCCGGGAAACGGTCGGCTGTTCATGTCTTGCCGCTCCGCATTTCGAAGCGCCTACAAACGATGCGGGTTCAACACGCCAGGGCAGATGACCCACATCCTGCGGCACACCTTCGCCAGTCATTACATGATGGCCGGTGGCGACATTCTCAGCCTGCAGCGAATCCTGGGGCACTCGTCGATCACGATGACGATGCGTTACGCGCATCTATCGCCGGATCACCTCGAGTCAGCGCTACGGCTCTCTCCGTTGGCTCAAGCAGAGCATGCGGTCACCGCGTGTTGACGGCGCAGCCAGTCGGTGTATGATTTATTAACGCTTAACGTTAAGGATTAAAGCGTGATTCTGAGTTTCAGATGCGATGAAACCCGGTCGTTGTTCGAGTCAGGAAGCTCCCGGCGTTGGGGAAACATCCTGAGCGTTGCCACGAGAAAACTAGCCATGCTCAACGCGGCAACGGAGCTTCGAGACCTGCGCTCTCCACCGGGCAACCGATTGGAGCCGTTGCAGGGCAACCGGGCCGGGCAACATAGCATCAGGATCAATGACCAGTGGCGGATCTGCTTTGTCTGGACTGACGCAGGCCCCACGCAAGTCGAAATCGTCGACTACCACTGAGGAGGTGGCTACATGGCAATTAACGGCATGCGCCCCGTTCACCCTGGTGAAGTGTTGCGCGAAGAGTTTCTGGAGCCGCTGGGGATTACTCCCGCTGCGCTTGCCCGTGCGCTGCATGTATCGGCGCCGACCATCAACGACATTGTGCGCGAGCGCCGTGGAGTGACTGCTGATACGGCTATCCGGCTGGGCCGCTACTTCGATACATCTGCCCAGTTCTGGATGAACCTGCAGTCCGACTACGCATTGGCGACGACCTATGCGGCAAACGGCGAAGAGATCGAACATGAAATAGAGCCGCTTCGAGCGGTTGGCTGA